ACTTCATTTCTAAGTCTATCAACATTAGTCTCTATATTTTCAAATCTTTTGTCTAATTTTTTATTAAAATTTCCCAAGGCTCTACTGATACCAGCAAAAGCTCCAATACTACCTGAAATAATTGCGGCAATTAGTTGTGGTTCCATTGTGAAATTTCTCCCTATTACTATTCTATAGGAGTTTACAAATTAAAATATTAAATAGTAGGAGTTTCTTATGGCAACAGGTTACGAACCAAATATAGAAGGAGCAATAACAGTACTAGTTGATCTTATGACTGGTAATGATTTTACGATGACTCGTTCTCCTTACGAACCTAATTTTAGAGGGCTTACTGATGCAATTATTGATTTAAAAGAAGGTTTTCCTACTTTTGCACCTTTACAAGTAGGTTTTGACGCAACATCTTTTGAGGCAGTTTCAGAAAATGATGCATTATTTATAAGAACTTCCGATGGAAAAGTTGGCAAAGCTAGTGCTGCTGATGGGACTTTAGAAAATGCAAATGTAGTTGGTTTTGCTCGCGAAAGTGCAAATATTAATTCTACTGTAAAAGTAATAGTTATAGGTTTAAAAACAATGAGTGGATTAAATGCAGGTGATTTACATTTTCTATCCCCAAGCACAGCGGGTGCTATTACCACAACAGCACCTTCTAGTTCTGGTCAAGCGGTTGTGAGGTTAGGAGAAAGTGTTTCAACCACAGAGTTTGCTATACAACCAGAACCTCCGATTTTATTAGCATAATGAGTACAAATATTGTAAATAATAATCAACCTTACGCCCCTAACTATGAAGGTTTTGTTGGATCTTTACAAGATTTTCGTCTTACTATGGGGGGTGTTAAGCCTGTAGTTACTAAGATTGCTGCATACAATGCGGAGGCGTTCGAGGACGTAACTCAAGGAGATGCTTTGTTTTGTAGAACTAGTGATGGAAAATTAGGGAAAGCAATTGCTAGTGATACTAGAGAAAAAGCACACGTTGCCGGTTTTGCAGAAACTACTGTAAGTGCTGGATCTACTGTTAGAGCAGTTGTTAGAGGTTTAATTGCAACATCAGGTTTAAATGCAGGTAATATTTATTTTTTATCTCATTTAAGTGCAGGTGCAATTAGAGAAACACCCTCAACAACTGCAGGACATTTTGTAGTTCCTGTAGGTGAAGCGGGTACTTCTGCACAATTTATTGTTAAGGTAGAACCGGAAATATTACTGAGTTGATAACTTTAGGGGCAGTAAAATAATTATACGTATGTAGTTCATTACTTAATTTATTGAACTAATAAGAATATAAGATGGCAACAAGAAAATCACTTGTATTAGTTTCTGGATTATTTCAGGAGTTAAATTCTTCTTCTGATAAATTAGACTTTGCTGGAAATAGTACATCAGATTTAAGTGAAGGTTCTAATCAATATTTTACTAATGCAAGATCAAGAGGTTCTATATCTGTAACAGATAGTGGAGGAGATGGAAGTCTTGCATACAACAATTCAACAGGTGTCATAACATATACAGGACCATCTGCTTCTGAGGCAAGAGCACATCTTAGTGTTGCCAGTGGTTCCGGTTTAACTTACAACTCTGGAACGGGAGAGTTTGGTACATCTGCAATACCTAACGGTCAACTAGCAAACTCAGCTATAACAATTGGAGGTACAAGTGTTTCTTTAGGAGCTACTCAAGGAACTTTCACAGGTTTAACTTCTTTAGCTTCCACAACTTTAATATCTGGAACCGATGAGGGAGCAAACTCTATAAAATTAGCAAGTGGAAATATAACTTTTGAAGGATCTACAGCAGATGCAAATGAGACAATCCTCACAGCAGCTGATGCATCAGGTGGGGATAAGACTTTAACTTTACCAAACGAAACTGGAACAATTTTATCCACAGCATCTTCAATTGCTAACAGTAATTTAGCCAACTCCGCTATCACTATTGGATCAACTTCTATAAGTCTTGGAGGAACAGCTACAACTTTTACCGGACTATCTTCTTTAACTTCAACAACTTTAGTCGGAACCACCATAATCTCTGGTTCTGCAGACGCTGCTAATTCCATAACTTTAGGAAGTGGAAATATACTCTTTGAAGGAAGTGGAGCAGATGCTAATGAAACAATTTTGACGGTTACTAATCCAACCGCTGATAGGACAATTACTTTTCCAGACTCTACAGGTACAGTTGCCCTTTTAAATTCTTTAAGTGTAGCAAGTGGTTCTGGATTAACTTATAACTCTGGGACAGGAGAGTTTGGCACGAATGCGATACCTAACTCTCAGTTAGCAAATAGCACAATTACAGTAGGAAGTACTGGGATAGCTCTTGGAAGTAGTGCTACAACAATTACTGGATTATCTTCTATAACGTCTAGTGCCGTAGTTACTAATGATAATGGTTTTAGAATAAGAGATAATTCAGACAACACAAAACAATTGGCTTTCGAATGTTCAGGAATATCTGGTAGTACAACTCGAACCATGACTGTTCCTGATGCGAATGGAACAATTAGCACTGAAAGTTTTGCTACTGCAATAGCAGTGGCTTTAGGATAGTATTATGAGCACCCAAGTCCAATTTAGAAGAGGCACTACAGCTGAACATCAACTTTTTAGAGGAGCTGAGGGAGAAGTTACTGTTGATACTTCTCTACGAACTGTTGTTATCCATGACTCGATAACAGCTGGAGGATTTCCAGTTTTAAGAGCCGATGGATCTAATTCTGCTTTACCTGTAGGTAGTCCAACAAATTGTGCAATAAAATTTGCTAATGATGTAGGTACTGGCTTGATAAGTCCTTCTACCGGCAGTTTAGCTCTTGCTACCGCAGGAGTTGCACGTCTTACAATAGATTCTAACGGAGCAGTCACAATTCCAGGTAATGTCACAGTCAGTGGCACATTAACTGCAGATAATACCAACTTCTCTGATCAACTCGCTCTTATTCTCGCTTTAGGCTAATATGGCAAACACCTTTAAAATTGACACCAAATCTAGTGTTGTTACTGATGCTCATACAAGCTCAAATGCAAATGTTTTGACAGCTGGAGGCTCTGCTACATTAGTTCTTCTAAGTATTTTAGTTTCAAACAAAACAGGTGCTAGTACTGATGCAGATGTATTTTTAGTAACTAGTTCAGGTGATGACGTGTTTTTATTAAGGAATGCACCTATTCCTGCTGGATCTTCACTTGAAATTATAAGTGGCTCAAAAATTATTATGGAGTCAAGTGATGTTTTGCGAGTTAGAACAGATACTTCTAACTCTTGTGATGTCGCTATCAGTTATTTAGAACAGACATAAAATGGGTTTAACACAAAATAATGATCTTGTTAATTTATTAGTTAATTTTAATAAATTAAAATCCGAAGTTGATTTACTAGCTGAAAAAATAAATGATGAAAAAATTTTAGAATTAGATGATGAAAATTGGGAAAATATTAGAAAAAAACGAAATTATTTACTAAAATCTTCCGATTGGACTATGACCCCAGGTTCGACAGTAGATCAATCTCAATGGTCTGCATATCGACAGAATCTAAGAGATTTACCACAAAAATATAAAAATAAGTCTTTAAGAACAATTGTTTGGCCTACAATACCATCAACTGACGGTCCTAATACATAAAATTTAAAAAATTAGTAAAAGTAAAATAAATACAGTATTTAGTAAGGATTTAGCTAATTAGTTATGCCATATATTGGAAATAACATCAGGTCTGCTGATGACTACAGATTAATAGATGACATAAGTGGTAGCTTTAACGGTAGCACTACTTCCTTTGCGTTATTAGTTGCTGGATCAACACCAGTTCCTTTTCCTAAAACACCTCAACAAGTTTTAATATCAGTAAATGGCGTAATACAAGAACCAGATCCTACTGGCTCTTCAGGATTCACACTTACAGGGAATAATATAGTTTTTAGCTCTGCTCCAACTGGAGGGCATGCTTTTTTTGGAATAATATATGCCACAGCTGATTATTTAAATGCAGGAGGAACATTTCCTGACGGATCAACAGGTGCTCCATCCATAACCTTCACAAACGACGATGACACTGGCCTGTATAAAAAAGGATCAGGTGATATTGGATTTGTATCTAACGCAACTGAAATAGTAAATATAGATGGAAATGGATTAACAGTTACTTCTAAAGATGCAACCATAAACTCAGTAAGTATAGGTAAAGGAGCAAACTCTGTTACTGGTAACACTGTTCTTGGAGAAGGTGCTTTAGACGCTGGTGTTACTGGCGGAGAAAACACTGCTATTGGTAAAAATGCTTTAACAGCATTAACATCAGGTCAGAGTAATACTGTTGTTGGAGCATCTTGTGGTGATGCAATTACAACTGGGTCAGACAATACTGCTGTGGTAGTAAGTGCCTTTGGAACTAATACCACAGGTGCTAATAACACTGCTATTG